AATCTACCCAACGATCGGTTGCTCCGACAGCAGTATCCTGCTTATCGACACCCGGCTGAAATTTCATTTCAAAGAGAGCCATAAGTTTAGCTCCTAAGCTGTATTGGTTTTGTAAGCCCAGCCTCTAGTTGCATCTACATACACTAGGGTAATGGCTTGACTATCTGTATTGAGGGTTAAATCAGATGTAGCAGTATTAATGGGCTGTCCGTTTCTTCCTATGGTACAGTTATTTGAATTCCAAGTTCCTCTGGTATCCATAACCATTACTTCATCTCCCACACTAGGAGAAGCCGGTAAATTAACGGTAATAGGGTTTGCTGTTGTGTTGGCAAAAATCTGTGCCCCAGCCACAGCAGTATAAGGACTGTTTGAATTGGTAATAGTTGCATATCCTTTTTCAAGAATAGTAACTACTGTTTCGGTTCCATTTGATTTACATAAAACTGTTGCTCCTGGAGGAATAGGTTGCTCTGTTCCTGAAGCAGTTAATACTCCTAGAGTTCTATTAGACGTTCCTCTAACAGTATCATCTTTCATAATCCAGACTCTTTCTGCAGTACCTGGCATAGTAACTGTTCTGTTAGCTGCTAAAGTACCATAAAGTCTATAGTATATATTTTTACCTGTAGAAGTTGCTCCATCTGTTAAGACAAGCGTAGAGCTACCTGCAGATAAATCCACATCTAATACACCAGTTGAAGTTTGCTCTACAATTTGTAAGTTTGTGTTAGTTATAGTGCCCCATAAACCAGCTTTTTCACCAGTTGTTATGAGTTCTAATTGAGCGTTTGTTGAATAAGTTGATGCCATAATATTACGTTCCCGTGTCTATTGGTGTCCAGACCATAGTTGCGCCTGGAATAATTTCACTCCATGTTATTGCTTGTGCCGTTCCTGTAGCAAGCGTAAGCGTGCTTCCTGTAGGATCAACATTTGCGTCTGCAGTTATTGTAACAGTTCCGCTTGAAATTACAAGGCTATTTCCGCTTGGAGAAATAGTGGCACCTGCCGTGACCGTCACGTTTCCTGTGCCTAGGGTTACCTGAGAACCGGTAACACTAAGGTTGGCGTCTCCTGTAATAGTTACACTACCGAAACCTAAAACAACCTGACTTGGAGTAGGGATTTCTACAATAGAATCTGCACTAATATTAGTATCTCCAATACTAATAGTTACTTGATTGCCGGTAACTGAAATAGTTACACTATTGTCTGGACCCGCTGTTGATATGGGTAATTCTGCAAATGCGCCAAAGCCTAATAACATAAAATATAATCCTTAGAAGGAGACAGGGGGTATGTGGTGGATCCCTGCCTCCATCAAAGAATTATATCATCGTTTAAACCAAGAAGGAAGACCTAAATGTGGACGTTTGTCAAACATATTTTCTTTGGCGCCAGGGGTCTTACGATTATTATAATGTAAAAATACTTGTACACATTCTTTACCTTTAAACTTTTCTCTCCAATGCTCTAGTTCACAGCCACTATAAACCAGCATATCTCCTTGTTTTAAATCTACTTTAATACCCTTCTTCCCCTCCTGACCAGATGGCTCAAGATAAATTGGCCATGGGTCTCCTCCAAGATTCATGGTTGTAGATATTTCACAACTAAATCGATCTTTATGTCTTTTTAGAATATCCCCTTTTTTATAAAGTCGAGCAAAACTATAAGCGGGAGTTAATTTTAATCCCGTAGTCTTTTCCATAAGAGGTTGACATTTCAACATTAAAGTTTCCATGGCGATATCTGAATAACAAGAATAGGTATGTGGAATCTGACCATCCGCTGGTTCATACTCGCCTAATAAATTTTCAAAAGGTGAAATAAATCTTGTTGCTCGACAGGTATCATAAACTTGTTTTTTTAGGGCAAAGTAATTAGCTACAAAGGCAGCTAAGTCTTTTGAAATAGCTTGTCTAATAACTACATATTTATTTTTTTTAAACGACATCTTTAGCCATGTCTTTTAATACAGCTGATATATTAAAATGAATAAATCTAAACGGAGCGTTACCATAATCTACAGAAAATTCATGTTCTAAGTACCCTGGAAAAAACATAAGCAATCCTGGTTCCGCTTTAAAATGAATGAGTTCTGTGCCGGGCCATATTCCTTTTTGATTTTTCATATGTAATTTAGTTGCTCTTGCTCCAGTTCTAGGTTCGTGAAATACTGGCATCGATGTCTTCTCACTACCTTTTAAAAAATAAAAACCATTGACGTGAGTGTTCCAATGTACGTGCGCTGAATGATTTCCTCCACCTTTCTTAGCAAATTCTTGTACCCACATTTGTTCAAAGAAAGTGGTATACTTACTCATATCAAATCCTGAATGATCTAAAAACTCCCAACACTTTTGACCCACATAATTTCTAAAATCCATAAACTGAGTGTCAGTTAGTAATTGAGTTGAATGCCACGAGGTGCCAAAATCACCGTGAGCTTTAATATGAGCTTTAGCTTCCTTAGTTTTTCTGGCTTCTTTAATATATGGATCGGAAGCTTTGTTTAAAGACTTAACAAAGTCTTTTTTAATTTCACTCCATATAGGTGTTACAAAATAATTATTTATATACATTATCTAAAGGGCTTTCCTAAATGCCAGACAACAAGACTATATCTTGTGCCAGCGGTTACTGGTTTAACTCTATGCCATAGGTGTGAAGGAAATACTACGATAGAGCCTTTAGGTAATATTTCAGGTACGCTTCTTATATGTTTACTTTCATCTCTCATATGAGGATCATAATTTCTAAAATCAAATTCTAATTCTCCACCCCTGTACTCTGAGCCATCAGTTAACTGACAAGTCATAGATAGTTTTCTAACTTTGCCATTAGTAGGATCTCCTTCTTTTCTTTGATAAGGCTTATCCCAAGGATCGTTATGCCAATCGTAATATTGATGTAATTTATATTTTGTAAATTGACAAGACTCAGAAAAATCCCACTGAAAATTCCAACCAGCGTTTCTATTGGCTTCGTGTACATAGGGGTGTATTTCTTTATATATCCAAGTATCATTTAACCACACTAAATCTGATTTTCTTTTTCTTTGTATATTTTTAACATCTTCTTTTGATAATTTTTCTTTGTCATAGCCACCGGTTCTAGCTAATACTTCTTCTTTTGATAATGCATATTTAATCACTTCGTCACAGAATCGTGGTGTTAGTGCAGATTTAAAATACCAAAAATAATTAGATAAATTCATAGGTTGTAGTTAAAATAAAGTTTAAAGAATCTTTTTGATTATTGGTTATGTAATACATTTGTGTAGAAGGAAACATAATAAAACCATTATTTCTTAATGGTATATCCCAACTTCTTCCTGCTCTTCGATTGTCGTCATAATGGATTCTAACACTACAGTCTTTAACGTTGACACCATATAACAAAGTGTAATCTGGAGAATTTCTAAGGTCGACTGGATCTATATTAAGTAAAGGAACGGAAATTTCTTTTGGTTTATAAGTATTTCCCCACGTTTCTTTATTAACTAATTGAAAACCATATTCCAGATTAATATGTTCTCTTAAATAAGTATTGAGTTTATCCCATTCTCTTGAAAATGGAAATTTTTTGTTGTGAATTATTGATTGTAAAATGTCGCCTGATAATTTATCTCGGTCAATGTCCCAATCTTTAGGCATTGCCACATCACCATAATATAGAGCTTGCTCTGTTAATACTTTCTTTTGCATACCTACCACCATAAGTAATATTATTTAATTAAACTGTCAATAAAATTATACTGCGGGAGTTTTGTCCCAAGATTGGCCGGCTTCATTCCAGACATACTGAGTCTGAGCTGCTTTTTCTTCATCCGTTAAATCATCTGGAGCGTCACCAATTGGTGAATGCCAGGTAGCTGTAGTAGTATTTAAAACCCAACTTGCATAAGGTTTTTTAGGATAGAATATATTATTATCTTCATCCCAGATCATGCCTATACCTGCATAGTTTCCTCTTAATGCTTTAGAGTCATCGCCTGAACTATGTTTTCCGTGAGATGTATTATAAGATGTTTGAATCCACATTTGAGCAGGCCAGTTATTGTGTCGTTCTAAATATTGTTGTCCTACTGATTCATCTTCAACACCATCAGAGTTAAGCATATCATTATTATTTAAAGTCAATACTTGAATAACTCTTGAGTTAGCTCCTAGTTTTGCAAAGTGTGCCATAATTTTCTCCTTATATATTAATTTTAAATTTGTGTAAATACATATTAATTATTGAAATTTATACCTTATTACTACTACACCTGAACCACCATTTGCACCATCTACACCTGGTGCGTCAGAGCCACCACCTCCTCCACCACCTAAATTGGTTGTTCCTGCCACTCCAGCACCCGCTGGAAGAGTACCTCCAGCACCACCTCCACCTGGACCACCGGTCCCACCAGTAGAAACAGGAGCATTAACTCCAGTAGTTCCACCTCCGCCACCACCGCCTCTTGTTACTGATGCGCCTGTTACTGATGATGCTACTCCGCATCCGCCATTACCCGCTGCGTTACCACCAGGAGTTACTCCAATTGCTCCGGCACCACCACCGCCTGCAGCATTTGTAGCCCCACTTGGGCTATAATTATTAAATCCTTTTCCACCTGTATTTCCTTGAGGAGGAGTTGTTGGTGGAGTATTACCTACTCCTTTAACAGCACAAGGGGTTGCGTGAGGACCAGGGGCTCCAGGAAAAATATATCCACCTCCACCTCCTGAACCACCATCTAGACCTTCACCAGAACCAGGGGCAGCATAAGATGATCCGCCTCCACCACCTGCTGAAGTTATTGAATCAAAAGTTGAAGGACTACCAGTAGTACCAGCAGTTGAAGCAGGAATTCCAGCTCCACCTCCCCCTACTGTTATTGGATAAGGACTTGCGCTAAGTGTAATGGCATTGGTTGGTGAATTTGCTACTAAAGGGGATGCTGTAAAATTATCTATTGTTGCATTTCTTCCTTCTCTATAACCCCCAGCGCCACCACCACCACCTACTCCAGAACCTCCTGCTCCACCGCCTGCTACTACCGTATATCCTACTGTGTTTTCTGCAACTGTAGTTGAAATTGATGATACACAAAAAGTACCTGGTCCCACGAATGTTGCGACTTTGATATTAGCACAACAAGGCGCTGTTGTTAAAGTATTACAAGCTCCACTAACTGTAGCTGTAACAAAAGTTTCTCCTATAACATTTGATGTTGAATCTTGAACATTTTTCCAACCCTCTGTCCCATCTACATACACAAAAGTTACAGATTGACCTTCGGTTGACAAAGTTGCACTAGCATTTGTTCCACCTATTTTTTCTGAACCATTAGGTGTAACTGTTAAATTATTTGATGCAAAAGTATTTGTATAATCTACGACAGAAACTATGTTTCCAGCAGAACCTGCTGGTAAATTCATTGTAAAACCACCACTTGTAGTATTTGCAAAATAACCTTCACCTGTTGCTGCTGTAAAAGTTCCTGTCTTAATACTTCCTGTCTGCCAATCAACTGCACCTGTAGGACCAAAACCTGTTGCTGTTCCAGAGTTTGAAATTGTTGCACCAGAAGGAATCGTGAAAGTATCTCCACTATCTCCTAATGTAACAGTTCCACAATTGGTTCTTGGACTAATTTTATTTACTTTAACTTCACTCATC